GAACTAACCGAGGTTAATTCGACCGTACTTCCGCCAGTCAGCTATGCTGACACCGTGCTGACCCAACCAAGAACTGCACTCCCATGTGGGAGTGAAGGACTGAACTTGGGTATAAGAAGGGTTGTCGTTCCTTCGAACGATGAAACCCTCACTAACAGCGCCCGCAGAAGCCGCTAGAAGGTAACCCGAAGGGTTATCCCAAAAGCGTTTTAGCTTACCCCAATTAGGGGTTGCAACAGTTTTACCTGTTGTTAAGCTACGCTTCTTACTGCGACCGTCCTGTTTGACAAACTTGACGATTTTCTGATTTGGCTTAAAAGGCCTATAAGTCAGTTTCGTCTTGTTTAGGAGACATAGTGGAGATTTAATTCCTGCTGTGTCGTCTTCGTCAAATGGGACAGCATAACGCTGCCAACTCTTAGGCAACAAATACTGAATGGTACCTGGCAAAGGAATGCCATGGCGTGACGACCAACGAAGTAACTTGTTGATCGCAACGAAAAGATCCTGGACATTCCGATTGTGCTTTATATAAGCACCACGGATGTCCACACCTCTATACCAATCAGTTCCGCAGCTCTCACGGAAATGACCAACACCAAAAGATTTTTCATCGTTTGGCGTACAACCTATACTGCGAAGTGCAGTTAAGGCACGGTCATAGAGAGCTACGGGTAAGATGATGTCATCTCCAAACACGCCGAACTCTGCGGTAAGTTGCCGCAGCGTCCGACAGGACTTTAAATCAGTCCATGACTCGAATTTATCGAATCGTGTGAAGGAGTAGCCATGAATCCTGCATAGTGCACGGAGCATGACTGAGTATATGTAAGTCATTAGAGGAAACGTAAAACCATTCCCCATAGATGACACCATATTTAACTCGACATCAACACCATCGATATTTGTCATTGGTGATCTGCAATCAAGGATCGCAGCATACCAATCGGAAGGCAGAACTGCTTCCACCAACCGAAGTGATATTGTATCACTTGCGGATGACAAATCGATTGTTGCTAAGTTACCTAAGATGCTTCCCTGTCGCGCTAATTCACGGTTCTTGTCAGGCTGCGAAGCCTTATCAAATCCGTAACAGCGTTTTAATACTCTTAACAGGTGAGTCGAAAGACTCTTCTGGAAGAGCATATTCAGGGAAGGCTCTGTACAGATCGTCCGATCTATAGCAGAGTTCTTTGGCACGGTACCGAAGGAAGAGCCTGTTACAACACTGACGTCTTGACCACCCGTGAGTGAGATTCGCCGAAGTTCAGCGATCCACCACGAAGGTTTAAGGCGGCAAAGTCGCAGCCACTCAGTATAGAGGGCTTCAGATGTTGCTGACATCTCATTCGTAAATAGCTTCTCAAGAAACGAATTCTGTTGATGAGAAGCAACAGACGCTCCAGGACCTGGACGGGAGTCCAGGAGTAGTTCCTGCCAGGAAGGCAGCTCACCGAGTTCTTTCGCAGCAAGATGCTGCATCTCGGAAATGAGCCGTGCGTCTGTGAGTTCAACCCGAGCACACCGGTAGTTAGATTCAACGAACAGCGCAGTTGCGCGAGCTCGCGTCTCTCTACTGGGTACATCAGGTTCGAACTTCTTTACTATGGATGCGCGTATAGACCTACACAAAGCAGAATTAATAGTACCAGAAAACTGGCACCAGTTATCACTGCTAAGGTCAGTACGATCATCCGCTGAGATGTCCTTGAAGAATCTGTTGATATCTTCATTAACATGGCTTGAAAGAGCTGTAGGAAAGTCCATAATAACTCCACGATTGTTTTATTCAACGGAACCTAGTCTACTTAAAGTAGGCCGTCCACAACGAATTCGTCCAAGGAATCGGACAAATCGTCGAGGGCGCCGATCATGAGGCTAATCATAGCCTTAATGTTCGGAAGGTCAGCGGAGGCTGCACCTGCGGGTATCTTGAGATCAAGAGCCGCTAGTGCCTGCTGAGGTGGTTGACCTGCGACAGAAGTCGTTACGTCAACACCCTTACGCACGGCGACCTTAAACACATTCATACCGACACGGTTATAATAACCGTCAGAGCCTGGTACCCCAAGGGATACCAGATTCTTCGGCCGACTCACTGTCAAAGTGAACGGACGAGCGATAGAGTGTGTCAGGACGTCAGCCTGCGTGCCACCCAGTTCTGTAACAGCATACTGGAGGCCGTTGTTACCACCCGGATATACATCCTCAGAAAGGGTGTACGTCGGGTTCGTGAAGCCGGAAACGGACGCTCCGACCACGGGGTTTGTGGGTGCTATTTGACCCATAAGATTTTCCTCAGTTAAGGTACATGTTGCAAGTTGCAGTTATCGCCTGTAATTCCGATCGTTCCTTCTTGCCGTAATAAGAGCTGCGATATTCAAGAACCTAGACAATTGTCTATAATGGTCCTCTTGGTTGTCGAGTCTCAGTGACGGGAAAGGGATCTTCGGTAATCCAGCGCGGGTTACGGTTTTGCGATAAACTCTACTACGACCATTCTGATGTTCCAAAAAGGTAACATCAGGGTTATCAGAGATGATAGTCTCAGCCAGGCAGCCTTGCCTGACTCGTTTGGTGTGTGCAACCCAAGCGAAATCCGATGCAGAGATTGTGGACACGGCACTTAAAACGTCGCCGATATTGATAAAGTAGTCAATTACAAAAGACCACGGAATCAATTCCCACACTGCAGGGATAAATTCGCTCGGAATGACTCCTAAACGCCTGGGCAGACCATTAGTCTGCACATCAAGCTTCACCTCTCCGTAGTATTTGTGCTTGTACTCAACGAACTGGGTTTGCCAGTGAGTCGCCGCTACATAGTAATAACCATGCACGTCGACCATATGGCGAGGAAACACCCGGTTAACCTTCTCGGATCCCACGAATCTGGCGAAATTTTCAGATACAGCAACGGCGCGATATGCGTCGTAGCCATCTGATATGTCGTTCAATAGTGGTCTCCAACCGAAGGAGTGTTCGAGGTACAAATCTGCAATATCGCGACGAAATCCTGCTCTATCGGAATAATGATTTTTCCGAACTCGCTTTGCTGCTTTAAGGTATCGGTCTATAGCAGATCGAAGACCTCTAGCAGGGTGACGAATTAGGTCAAGGGTCTCGCGTAGCTCACCAAGTATCACTAAACTTTTCAGTTTTGGTGCAATGGATCGAGCTGCTTTTACGCGTGCAGAGTTATCGCAAATGGTATCCAGGTCAATGTCACCCATTAAGGTTGGTTGCAAGCCATTAAAATCGGTACAGGTTTGGCGATAACCATTCGGTGCTTTTACTTCAGCCTTCAACGGAATCAATTCCGAAGTAGCTTGAGTGGTAGCACTGAGTGGCGTAGTCGCTGACTCATGCCGTAAAACTTGCTCTCTCCAATACGGATTCATCTCACCGGTCAATGAAGACCCGGTTAGCCCGCATGCATCAACAGAATACTGTTGAGCATAAAGGTTGCCATGAAGTGTTACCTTCAGGTGAGTAAACCCGTAAACATTATGGAGGCCGCCCTTTGTATACATGACATATCTCCCGAAATGGACAAGCTAGATAGTAATTGCAAAATCGCCACTAACGAGAAACCGTAAGAAGCCATCAAAATCAAGCTCAGTTGACGTTGCGTCAGATGAGCTTTTGATGTCCTTCAACAGTAGCCTCGCTTCAGCGGCGGTTCTAAGCTTACGAACAGCAAGTAGATCCGATATGGCCGGTTTGGCCCACGGTATCTCTGGGTTCGTTGCGTTTAGTTTCATGCAAATTCCTCCTAGATAGGATGTCCGGACGCCGAATGGCG